TACTTCGCCGCAGATACAATCTGGATTGTCGGTCGTAGGCAGGAGAAGACGAAGGATGAATTGTCAGGGTACGAATTCATCCTCAATATCGAGAAGTCACGCCAGGTCAGAGAGAAGTCCAAGTTTCCAGTGTCGGTTAAGTTCGACCTGGGTATTGAACGCTACTCCGGACTCTTGGAGAATGCACTAGAAGCAGGATTTGTGACCAAGCCGAACGATGGTTGGTATCTCAAGAAGGGTGCGAAGACCAAGGTCCGCGAGGCGGACACCAAGACCGCAGAGTTTTGGGATGACATTCTAGCCAGTGAGGAATTCAATGAATTTATTCGCAAGAAGTATGAAGTGGCTTATGGGGATATTCTCGCCAAAGGCGACCCTGAAGCCGCTGATGAAGGAAAATGAGGATTTCTGTTTCTCTGAGATTCCACTGAACGATGAGCTTGTGAATGGGATCAAGCTCCTCAGTGGTCCGTATGAAAATGTGATCTATTACTACGGTCACGTCAAGCTCGTCCCTGAAGGGGACATGCACCGACTCGCGTTTCAATACACCGTATGGGATTCTGCCTCTCATAGCCGAGACTCCTTAAACTCAAAAGAGTTTATCAGTCACCTGGGTGACGTGCTGGTAGCGATCATTGCCGACGAAAACAAATCTGGAGAATATAATGGTCCGTCTGGAACAAACGATTCTGAAGAATCTGATATATTGTGAACCCTTCATGAGGAAGGTGATTCCCTTCCTCAAAGAATCCTACTTTGCAGAAGCGACAGAGCGACTGGTATTCAAGCAGATTGCGGAGTTTGTCGAGAAGTATAAGAACGCGCCGACGCATGAAGCCCTGGTTATCAATCTCACCGAAACGAAAAACCTCAAAGAGGAACAGGTGCGTGATGGGGTGGAATTGCTCAAGCAAGTCCACTTGGACCGCAAGGAGCCGACCGATTTACCGTGGCTGAATGAACAGACCGAAAAGTTTTGCCAGGATTCCGCCCTCCACAATGCCGTGCTGGAAGCCGTCAGCATCATGGACGATCATGGGGGCCCCGATAGGAAATCCAAAGGATCGATTCCTGAGATTCTGACTCAAGCTCTTGCGGTCTCATTTGACCCTCATGTGGGTCATGATTACATGGAACAGTCAGACACGAGGTTTGACTTCTATCACGCAAAGGAAGAAAAGATTCCCTTCGATCTGGAATACTTCAACAAGATTACTGGTGGGGGATTCTCTATCAAGACCCTGAACATTTTCCTGGCAGGCACCGGTGTCGGTAAAACGCTTGTGATGTGTCATATGGCAGCGGCCGCCATGTCCCGTGGTGTCGATGTGCTGTACATCACGATGGAAATGGCTGAACAGAAGATTGCTGAACGAGTGGATGCCAACCTGCTCAATGTCGAATTGAATCTCCTGAAGAAACTCAGCAAAGCCGAATATGATACCAAGTTTGAACACCTGCGGTCCAAGTCGCATGGCAAATTGATTATCAAGGAATATCCCACCGCGTCGGCCTCCGTGCTCCATTTCCGAGCCTTGCTGAATGAATTGGCACTCAAGAAGAGTTTCCGACCCAAGCTGATCTTCATTGACTATCTCAATATCTGTGCATCCTCACGAATCAAGCAGGGCGGCAATGTCAACTCCTATACCTACATCAAAGCCATTGCGGAAGAGTTGCGCGGGTTGGCTGTGGAGCATAAGGTGCCTATTGTGTCTGCCACACAAACTACCCGTGGTGGATTCGATAATTCTGACCTAGAATTGACGGACACCTCAGAATCGTTTGGACTGCCGGCGACCGCGGATTTCATGGCGGCGATTATTTCGACCGATGAGCTTGACGCATTGAACCAATTTATGATAAAGGTGCTCAAGAATCGCTACATGGATAAGAACATCAATAAGAAGTTTGCGATTGGAGTGGATCGTGCGAAGATGCGGCTCTATGACGTGGCAGCATCCGCGCAGACTAACATCATCCAATCGGGACAAACGAAGCAGCCAGAAGATCGTAAACCATTTGAGCGCAAGACGTTTGACGCTTCCAAATTTAGGGGGATCAAAGTATGAAACGCAGCACCCTCGACCTGAATCGTATACCCGGTGTCCTGGTGATGGAGGATACCCTTCCATCGATGTTCACCGATCAATTGATTGAGATGTTTGAAGCCAACCAGGGGGACTTCCAAATCTCTACTGATTTCAAGGATGTACGCCATTTCAAAGAAATCAATATCTCCTTGCATTGGCAGGATCAACATGATATGTTTGTCATGTACGTCCAAGAGGCCTGGAAAGTCTATATGGGAATGATGGGGGTGCAGTTTGATGTCCAGTGGCCTCGACAATTCGGCTATGAGCAATTCAGAATGAAACGCTATCTCCCGAATGGCAAGGATCAGTTTGGACTGCATACTGATGTGGGTAGTTATGCCTCAGCCCGTAGATTCCTGGCATTCTTGTGGTATTTGAACACCCCTCTTCAAGGTGGGGAAACAGGATTTGGGATCAACCCCGACAAGCCAGAATTGATTGTGCCCGCGGTGTCGGGACGGCTGTTGATGTTTCCTCCGTTGTGGACCCATCCCCATTGGGGCGCCCAGGTGCAACAGGGCCCGAAGTATATTGTCTCTGGATACCTCCACTATATTTGACACATAAATAGGTGGATTGGAGGATGCTATGGCTGAGAACAACAAGGGCTTGTTATACGAAGCACAGTTGAATAAATTACTCAAGAAAGCCGGACTCCAACGCGCCTCGTTTCAGAGCGCAGGTTCCGACTCCAATGCACCTGATGCCGAACTCACCATCAAGCCCACCCCTCTCAAAGTTGAAGTGAAGTTGGATTTGAAAGTGGACTTCGGACAAGGTTCACTGGATTATGATAAAGAAAAACAGCGATGGATTCTCGGAGGCGCCGATACAGATTCCGCCAAGCAGATGCGTCAATTCCTTGAGACTATCGGGGTACCCCGAATTGTGAATATGAAGTGGGGTCGTCATGGTGCACCCCGAAAGTTCACGGTGCCCACCGAACACTTCACCAAGAAGGATGTGGAATGGGACTATGCTAGATTCACCGACTTCTTTGTTCAGGTGCCTAGTGACACCGTTGCTCGCTATTACAATTCAAAAAAGACCTACTACATGCAGATCGGTGGAGGCTATGGATTCTACTGGATGGGTCATGATGTCGCCCGACTCGGTGCCCCAAAATTTCAAGTCAACCTTCGTTTGCGTGTGCGCCTGAAGCGTGGTGGCAGTCACCCGATCAATAATTATCGATTCTCGACCGCCTTGCAAGCGATTTCACTTCCTGAATCTAAAGTCAACCTCGAAGACCCCAAGTATTTGATGGCACTCAAAGCGCGACATGGAAAGAAAGTGTAATGCGTCAATTTATTTCCTATCTCACAGAAGCAGGCGAAAAGAACCTCCATTTGGAGCACCTGGAAGATCAGGTACTCAACCGTGGAGTGGACGGCGCCCGCGAAGCCATTGACTTCCTCCGTTCATTGAGAGATATGCTCTCAGGACATGTGGAGAAGCCCATCAATGTCACGACCAAGTGGGATGGCGCACCCGCGGTGTTCTGCGGCATCAATCCTGAGAATGGCAAGTTTTTCGTGGGCACGAAAGGTGTCTTTGCTAAGAATGCCAAACTGAACTACACCGAAGCAGACATTCAAAAGAATCATGAGAGTGAAGGGTTGCGAGACAAACTTATTACATGTCTGCGATACCTTCCAAAACTCGGCATCAAGGGCATCCTCCAAGGCGACATGATGTTTGGTAAGGGTGAAGTCCATTCCCAAACCATCGAAGGGGAAAAGTATATCACCTTCACCCCGAATACGATCACCTATGCGATTCCTCTGCATCACACGGCGCTCGCCGATGCGATTCTCAAAGCACAGATGGGTATTGTGTTCCACACTGAATACCGAGGCAAGACGATGGCCTCTCTCAAGTCTTCGTTCAAAATTGATATTGGCTACCTGAATCACTCGAAAGATGTCTGGTTCCGCGATGCCTCACTGGTCGATCAATCGGGTACCGCGACCTTCACGGCCGCTGAAACTGAGCAGATCGGTGTATTACTCACCAAGGCAGGCACGATCTTCCAGGGTATCAATGGCAAAATTCTCAATCAGATTGCGATGAATGAAACCTATCGTATCTGGCTCAAAACCTTCAACAATTCCAAGATTCGTGAGGGTACCGCGATTGACAACACGACGGCACACACGAACGATTTCATCCGATGGTTGGACACCAAGATGACCGCGGCGATAGGGGAAGCCAAGCAGCCTGACACCAAGCGCAAGCGTACCCAAGAGAAGACCACCGTGTTGGGATTCTTCCGAGATCACCGTTCTGACCTCAAGCAAATTTTTGATCTTCAGAATAGTCTCATTTATGCTAAACTAATGATTGTGCATAAATTAGGTCAAGTCCAAGGCACCCAGACCTTCCTCAAAACGGCAGATGGTTTCCAAGCCACAGCGCCAGAGGGATTTGTGGCAATCGATCATGTGGGGAATGCCGTCAAGCTCGTAGATCGTTTGCAGTTCAGCCATGCAAACTTTACGGCGGCAAAGAATTGGACGAAATAGTGGGAAATTATCGTAAGATTTATGAACAGTATTATGGTGTCAAGATTCCGAAGGGGTATCATATTCACCATAAGGATATGAACCACGAGAATGACGATCCTTTGAATTTAGAAGCATTAGATAAAGATGTTCACGCCCAGAAACACGGGTTTCTTACGAATTTGCTTATGAAAAGCAACGCAGCAAAGGGTTGTAAGCATAGTGTTGAATCGAGAAAAAGAAGATCAGAATTCATGAAAGGCAATAAAAGGGCCCTTGGTGCTCGTTATGAACATACCGAAGAACAAAATAAGAAGTGGGCCGAACTTAGAATAGGAAAGAAAAGAGGACCGTATAAAAATAAGTTGACAACTACCCGCAAATCTGATACAATAGAGCACTAAATATCATCAGTACATCATGGAGTAATTATGGAACAGCGTGATTTGGTTATTGGGGCGATCACTGGGTACAATTGGGACCAGAT